CCTTGCGCGCACAAGCGTCGTTAGCTTTCTTACGTTTAGCTGGCATTAGTAACCTCGTTGTCCACCGGGACGCATTGGCTTCTTTTTCTTTTTGTTAGTAGCTGCACGTTGTCCACGCTTTGGTAGGCTTTTGGCTTTAGGTTTCATTTTATAGCCGGGCATAGCTTTCTCCTTTGCTGTCTTAGACAGGTCTTCAAAATGGAAAAGTTTTACAGATGTTTTTCCGTGAGTTTTGCCTGAGTGTAATGAACCGTCAGGCATCTTGTGTGTGCCGCCTGTATATTCAGTACCGTCACGCTTATAATGTTTTACACCTTTAGCCATAATTAACTCTTAAGTTTGTAAAAGTCTTCTATTGTACACCGGACTTGTCGTCCTTTGTGTCTCATGTATACTGGTGCGCCTACTCTAAGCTTGTGTACTGCTACTTGAGTTACGTCTTCAGATACGTTGCAGCTTGGTATGACTACGTACTGCTGATCTGCTTTTTCTATGAGAATCTTAGTGTCTGCTGATGCCTGTAACGACAGCAGCATTACTGCTACTAATAGTTTTCGCATTGTGTTCTCCTAACGTCATCACGACGTGCTTTAGCCTCACGGCTGTGTTTACCACTTCTTACAAGACCAGTACCTCGCCGTGAGTTTGCTGGGTGGGTTTGTGTCACACTTGTGACGCGCTCTAAACGACTTTCGTCGTGCAGGCTGGTCTTTCTTAATAGTCATCTTAGCGTCACCAAAACGTATGGTCTTGGTTTTGTCGCCTTCTTTGGCTACTACTACAAACTTTTTAGTCGGGTGGTTAGGCGTCCGCTTTGGTTTGTTGTACCCGCTTACGCCCGCTCGTGCTAGTTTTGGATCCTTGGACTTGGGCATTACTGAGTTCCTCCACCTTGCGTTCCAATTGGTCCAACCGGGCGAACTGGTCGCTGAACTTGTTGTTGATTTGGTCTAGCAGGAGTTGCATTTCTTTCTGCGTTATTAACATTGGTTCTACCTTCTATCTGCTTCTCTTTAAGGAGAGTATCAGCCACTCTCATGCGGCGTTCAAACTCTTTGTCTTCAGCGTCACCTTCACGAAGGTTTCGGGTGATAGCGTTAATTTTGTCAATCTCTAGTTCCTGCGGCACTGCTTGAGCCTCTGCAGCCAACTTAACAGCACGTGCTTGTGACTCTTGAGCCTGCGCTGCCAAAGCCGCTGTCTGGGACTGCTGGAACTCCAGTTGTGCTTGTTGTGCTGCTTGAGCTAGCTGTTGTTGCTGTGGGTTAGGCTGCATTGCTTGAGCCATGGCTGCCAACAGTTCTTCACGGTTAGACAAGTTCATGTTGTCAATAATACTTTGAATCAATGTGTTGTACAGCGGTGACTGTCGGTCCATGGTTTGCAACAGCTGTACAAGCTGGGTTACTTCGTATTCTCTAGCGATAATACCAAGAGTGCTGCTTGCGTTAAACTTGTAGTCCGCAACAGGATAGTTTTCTGGGTCAAACTGCATGTACCGATAAGCAGCTTTCTTGACAAACGGAATTAGAAACGACTGTTGGAAGTTAATCAGTGTCCGCTTGTGACGTTTAATAATAGCGCCAAGAGACATACTAATACCAGCGGCAGTAGCCTCGCCGTTAACGCTGCCAGCAATTCCTGCTGAGTCCACTGCTCCCGTTGCTTGCTGTACCATCTGCTGCAATGCTCCGGCTTGAGCAAAAGTAATTTGGCTAACTTGACCAAAGTTGAATGGCTGTAGAACTTCTTTAGGATTTCCATTGGTAAGCACCATTTTGCCGGGACGTACTTCGGGCTTTGCACCACGTGGTAACCTAGTTGCGTCAATAGCCATCATTGGGTGAATTGTAAGGCTTAGTGCATCAATTCTAGCTCGTAGCTCTGTGTCCAAAGCTTTTTGAGAGTTGTAGCCCTTTTCGCAGACCCCACGACCCCAGAAGCGTCCGGGTACTACGTCCCAAGGAAACGCAACAACAGGACGGTCTGTCATCATGTAGGGATTGGCTTCTGCCTTCAACAAGATACCACCGTTAGCAATCACTACAACGGCTTCTACGTAACGTGACTCAGAGTCTTCTTCAGGTACTGCTTCTTCGTCATCTTCGCTCATAGCGGCATTCAGAAGCTCTCGTGGCACTAAACCATAGTACTTAGTGAGTCGTACCTTGTCGTCATTGTAAATAGTGATGTCTTGGTCAGGCTCAAGATCAGTGTCAGGAGCAGCAGGACCAACGTAAACGTCTTTGTAAACACCTTGTTCCTGCAGCTGTTCTACATGGTGTAGGCTTACGAATTCGTCTACAGCAACACCCATAGCGTCCTCTACAGAGGTAGCTACAGGATCAATTAGGAAGTTCTGGGGTAGTACAGGCTTAAGTTTAACTTTGACACGGTCAGTGATGTTTACTCCTACTGCTTGCAAATCTCCTCCCATAATGGGTTGAGTAGCAGGAGCCATCTCCTTCATTTCTTCAATAACGATTTCGCCAATACCTGTACCAAAGACTGCAGCGTTGATAAGACATTCTGCAACAGCCTTGCGTACCATACAGTCTTCAAAGTCTTCTGTAAGTTTATTCCTAAGGAACTGTACGTCTTGCTTGTTAGTGTCGCCCATGTTGTCACTAACATCAAACCACTTACCACGTCCGAAGGTCGCTTCCTCTAGCTCTGCTACGTTAGACTCAACAGCTTGCTGTAGTGCAGGAGAAATAATACGGGAACGCTCACTGCGACGCTCGCTGTCAGCAGGATCCCAAATGCCACGCCAGAGTCTATAATACTCTTCAAAACGTCCTTCATAATTTGATTCATAATAATCGCGCCAGTCCTCACATTTGTTCATGACCCAGTCTTCAAGGGCTTCTTGGATCATCAACGGGTCGTTTTCATAAAATTCTGCCATATTAGTATCCTGCTACCACGTCTAAAATATCATGGTCTTCTATTTCGTAGTCGTAGTCGTACGCTACATTTGCCAGTTGGTCGATGTACGCTAAAGCGTCCACCAAGTCGTCATGGGTCAAAGGGTCAGGAAACTGGAAGAGTTGGTCTAGAAATCTAGAGTTCCACTCTCCTTTGTTCAGCGTAATGTACCCATTTTCAAAGCGCCCCTGTAGCGCCCACATTACCCTGTCGGTCTTTTTCTTGTTACCGTGTGTCAACTCTTCTACTCTAAAGAATGTTCCGTACCGCTTCTGTAGATCCATCAGAGGTGACATGACGGCTTGTTTAGCAATACCTCTTTCGATTCCCACCGATATGGGACGGTAATCTCTAACGGCCTGAAATATCTTAGCTGCTGTTTCGTCAAGTGACCATCGACCGTATATGATATTGTCAACATACCAACCATGCTCATTGACCTTAACCACTGCGATCGCTGTGTCGTCAAGTTTAGAATTCTTAGTCTTCTTTTTGTTGACTTCTTCAAATCCTGCCAAGTCAACTGCAATGTAATAATCTCCTACTTCGGGCCTATCTTCACTAAACTGTACCCAGTCTTCCTTAAACATTTCTGACCCACGCGCTTCAAAAGACGCCATAAACTCTTGGCGAAACGCATAAGAAGACATAGACTTTTTAGCAATATCAATTTCGTCCGGGTCCAGCAATGGATTGTCGTAAGAAGTAAAGTGGTATGCAGCGTACGTCGGATCATTGCTTAACTCCGCATATTTGTATAACTCGTAAAAATGATTCCTGCCCATAGGTGTCCCTATGAACATTGCACATCCTTTTTGGTCAGCCAAAGCAGGTCTCAGGATCTGCTCAAATACCTCAGGCTTCATGTCAGCGTACTCGTCCATTACTAGGAACTTGAGGCTAACTCCGCGCATAGTTTCGGGGCGGTCGGCTCCCTTGAGACTGATAGTGGCTCCATTAATAAGCTTAATTTGAAGATTATTAACATGACTACCACTGATAACTTCATGCCCGAGATCGAGAAGGGTGGTCCACATGATGTCTCTGGCTTGTCCCTGAGTAGGTGCGACGTAAAATACATGTCCTTTGTCTGCCTGTAGTGCGTTAACGATTAACATCCATGCTGCTAACCTAGACTTACCCGTACGTCGCCCAGCAGCTACTATTTTAAATCTTGTTTCGTCTGCCCAGACCTGTTGTTGCCAAGGCAGTAGTTCTATATTAAGATCCATTGAAGTTACTAAACGCTGTTGGTCTTTCTAAAAGCTCAAAGGTAACTGCTACTTCCATCTGTCCTGTTGCTGAAGATGCTTGAGTTTTTACAGTATCTCCATTGTGCAAAACAAAGATGCCTTTGTCGTTTTGACCGCCTAACACTTCTTTATTTCCTGCACCGATACTAGTACCGTCAAAGAAGTACATTTGGTCTACACCGCCCGTCTCCCACCAAAGACTTACTTGGTTTGTACTGCCGCCGTGGTTGGCAATAAAAACATACACAATGTGTACCGTATAGCCTGTTGGTATAGTAAACAGCGTCTGTTCAGTAGCATCTGTTAACGTAATGTGTTTTGTATGAAGCATTAGTACAACCAAATCACTGGAGTAGTACCCCTAGTGTCCACATGTACAAACGTATCAGCAATACCCACACCAGTAAAACCAAGGTTCAGAGCATTAGCCACAATAGCGTAGCGGTGGGCGGCATTTGTTATTTTTATGTCAGCCGCGATCCCTTGGGCATGTGTCCCCGGCACTTCCTTTTTTCTTTCAATAGGGTGCTGAGTTGGATGACGGTAACCAGACGTTACCTCAAACGGGAAGCCACATGCACCCCGCAATTGGTCTAACTTCTCTAGGAACTCTTGTTCCATGTTGTTGGTGCCAGTGACCTGACAGTCAAACTCTTCTCTTTTGAAGTGCTTAAGACCCATCTACTACTTCTCCTTCTATGATATCGTCTGGAGTAGTTACTTCGGCAGTACCGACACCTGTAATATTGATTTGTATGGCGTTTCTACCGGTGTCTTTGACTACGTCCTTTTCAAAAGCACCTACTGGTAGTATACGGTCCATCACAAGTTTCCAAGCAGCAGCCTGATTCTTGTGGTCATTGTCCAAAGCAGCATCAAAAATTGTCTCTAGGACCTTACGAGACTTAGGACTAGCCAACATCCTAGCCTTGTACTCATTAATTATCGCTGCGTCACCCTTTGGTCGGCCTACTTGACCCTTATTTCCGGGTTTTACAGCGGCTACTTCGGACTTCCGGGGTCTGCCACGACCTCTTTTTTTGATTTCAGCGGTCATAACTAAAATTATCCCTCAATATGCCAATAGTATAACATAAGTTGACACAAAAGTCAAGCTATTTTAGAGGTAAAAG